TTATCAATAGTAAAGTGCTGACCCGTAAAACGAACGGGCAATTTCTTTTTTGTCATTAGTAACTTCTTACAGGTGAATACTATAATAGATTGATATGCTTACTTGCAAAGATAAGAAAAATCCGTGATACGTCATTCAACTATCACGGACTTTATTATGATTTACAGCTTAATACCTCTGTTTTGGCTTCTTACTTGTGGTCTCAGTTTCTCCATAAACTCCTCTTTCTTTCGTCTGAACCAACTGACATGAGGAATGCCATCTATGTGGAGGTTATATTTTCCCTCCATGTCCTCTTTAAGTGAACATATCGTTTTGTCAGCCCTGAAATGCCGGTTGAACTCGCAAGAATAGAGTTCGCCTTTGATAGAAACATCCTTGAACGTGCATAACTTTCTAATAACGGCATCACCAAAGTTCAGCGTATCACGCAGGAACTTGATGGTCGGCATCAGTTTCTCAACATACGGGAAATAGTGCTTGACATAATCCACGAACTCGGACAGCTTGCGGTGTCGCTGTTCGTAAGCATCCGTTATCTCCTGTATGTGCTTAGCCTGTTGATGTTCCCTTTGTCGTGCTTCTTCTTCAAGTTCGTGAATGCGGTCTTGCAAGTCCTCGTTTCTGCGTTCCAATGTCCTGACCTTGTTGCTTCCGAAAAGAGAACCGACACTCACGGCTATGTTAGTGACTGCGGTGGTGGCTGCGCCTTTCAGTTTCTCGGTCTGTACTTCTTTCTTGGCACGTTTGAGTTCCTGTTCCGCTTCGGTTTTCTGCTCCTGCAAATCCACCACTTCCGATTTCAGACCATCGGCAAGTTTCTGAATGTCCCGATAATACTGCTGTGTGGACTTGTGTCGAGCCTGTGAGCCGTCTAAGCCACGTTGCAGACCGTACTTTGCCATCGCTACGGCATAACTATCTTGATAGGATTTCAGTTTCAAGCGTGTCATGATGTCATCGGCACATAGACGGACGGCATTGGTTGGTTTCTTTCGATACCGCTTCTTTACCTGTTCCTCACGTTTCTTGCGCTTACGTTCTCCTTTGACAATAGGAACGAGTGTGATATGTATATGTGGCGTTTCCTCGTCCCTGTGCAGGTGCGCTGCCACGATATTCTCCTTACCGAACAGGTCGGCAAAGTATTTCATATTGTCGGCACACCATTCGTCAAGTCTGCCCTCCTTTTCGATACGCTTCATATCCTCGTGCGTTCCCGACACGTTGATACGGATGGCACGAACTTGGTTGTTCCCGATTTTGCGTGTCAGTCCCGCTTCCTCCAATCTCTTTTGAATGGCTGTCGTGCGGTCTTTTATCCCATCGGGGTATGTGACGAGTTTCCGGTTAAGGTGTGTGCGTGTGGGGTCTGCGTTCTTCGGTATGATGAAACGCTCGATGTGGGCTGTCGTTCCGCTGTCGGAACCGTGCGCCTTTTCCATGTGCAATACTACGAATCCCATATATAATTCCTTCCTTTTTCTGTTTGTGAAACATTGTTTGATTATTGCTTTTGTACGGCTGTTGCCGTTGGTCTTGGAGAGTCCAAAGAGGTGTAACCTCTTTGGCTTATTGGGGAATTTTCAGCGTTGCTTGCAATGCGGCTCGGAAAATTCCCTAATAAGCTACGGTATTTTCCATCGGTAAATACCTGTGCCGCAGCAAGCATCCCCTTACATCTTCAGCCCTTTCTTTTTTGGTGGCTGTATCATCCGCCTTGCGGATTGGAGTTGCTTCCTCTCCGTTATCGGTTTTTCCGATTGGAACACGGGCTTGCCACACAGGTAATCGTTCAGGTCTTTGTGTCCGTTGTAGTTGTCGGAGAAGTCCCGGATACGACCGCTGAACTCTCTTGCCAATTCCAAGTAGGCATTTCTTCCTGCCTCGTCATTGTCAAGCAGGCAGTGGATGCGCTCGTAGCCGTGCAGCACGTCTATGGCTTTGGAAACATTGGCAACCGAATTGAGGATGACATAATCCTGCCTGTCAAGGTTGGGCATGGCTGGGCAATTCTTCATCCGCAAGGTGAGGAATGACAGGTAGTCCATCATACCCTCGAACACGAGACATTTCTCTCTCGGTTCTCCCTGCTGGCGTATATGGCTGATGTCTTTGGGTGCGATGCAGCCCTTGAAGAAACGGTTGCGCACTTCATACCCTCCTGTCACATTTGGGAAACCGATGGCGAAATAAGGCTTGTCATTATGGATGAAGTGCAGTTCCTTACATTCCTGCCTTGCCAAGTCGGAGTTTATACCTCGTTCCTGCAAGTATCTGAGCAATGCGGGATGGGTAAGTTCTCCCACCTCCAACTGTTGGAAACTCGGTTCGGATGCTTGCTGACGAAAAGAGAAAGATACGGGACGGATATGCGGTACTCGTTCGAATATTTTATTGAGCAAGTAGGGTACATAGTCGGTTGCGTATAGTTCCTCTGCCAAAGCGATGATGTTGCCGCCTTTGCCAAGTCCGAAATCGTACCACTTGTTAAGTTCGGTGTTTACCTTGAAAGAGGCATCCTTTTCCTCTCTCAACGGCGATTTGTACCAAAGGCTGTTGCCTTGCTGTTTCACGGGCGTATAGCCCAAACTTTGCAGATAGTCTGCAATGCGTATGTTCTTTACTTCCTGTATGTTCATATTTTCTTATGGTTTGATGATGAATGTAAAACCGATGAATTGATGAATGTGTATGCCAAACTATTGGATAGCAGCCTTATACGCTCTCATCATTGTTTCATCAAAGCACTTACCAAAAGAGAAAATCATCATTTGCCTTATTGAGCATTATCTGTCTGACCTGTTTTCTCTTTTCATCAGTAAGTTGTTTTTGATGAGTGTTTGATGAGAAAGTAATCATTTGCATATCAGTACAGTTATATACTTATTCATCATTTCATCAAAATAATCAGAGTGCTGTCAACTGTTCTCTTGTTACGGTATAGAACCGTCCTATTCTCCGTATGGGAGAATAGCGGCACTCTCGGGTATAGTCCACTTGATAGGTGGTGTAAGTAAGTGTATTCGGTGCAGGAGTTAGTTTCCAGCACTCCTGCAATACCTTTCGGACTTGGTGTTTCTCCACCTTTCCCTGTGAGTGTACCAGCAAAAGAAGGAGGTCGTTGTAGCAGAACGAAAAAGTGTCCGTACCGACACTATCCATGATGTCAAGGATAAGTTCTTGCATTTCTATCTCCAATCGGTTGCGGTTACTGCGGATAATCTTTTGCAAGGCTTCGGTACGCAGCAAGGATGGTGCAAACCACATACGGCTTTCCTTTTCGGTGGATAGCTGTCTGTGTTGCAGGAAATGGAGAAAGGCGGGTATCTCCGCTTTCAGCTTTTGCAGAAAGTCGGTGTCATCGGACTGCAAGCGGTCTATTTTGCGCACCCAATAGCGTGTTTCCCCTGCATCTATGATTACAGGCAGATACTCGTTGTTGGAGCATAGCACGAACTTGGCAAAGAACGCAATCTCGTCACGGTCTTTGCCTTTGGCTTCCACTTTATAGGATAGGGTTGTACTGAGGTTCTTCAACCTCTCGCTGTCCTCCCTGCGATTGAGCAGCACCTCATCCACCACGATAAGGAGTTTTCCTGCCCAATCGGAATTGAACTGACTGCGGAAATCCTCGTTGGTGTTGAACGTGACATTGTTCTGAAAGAAGGCTTTCAGAAAGTTGAGGAACGTGCTCTTGCCTGTGTTACGTTCCTCCGACACCAGCAGCAGAATAGGCAGTTTCTGTACGGGTTGCAGGTAGAGCAGTTGCAGATAGTCCATTCCCAACTCGTACTGTTCTCCGAAGATGTGCCGTACCAATGATTGGATGTGCGAGAAATCGCCCTCCTTTGGTTGGTGGTCTATCGGCTCATAGAGATTAAGGAACTTACCGACCACGGGACGGTAGCCGATGTGTTCGGGGACGGTACAGAAACCGTCATACTTGGGAACGCTGCCGATGTAGTCCTTGCCATAGTCTTGGCGCAGGGTCTCGTTGTTCCATGCGATACGTTTCTTTACATACCCTCCGTTCAGTCTTGGCTGCTCCACAATCTTGTAGAGCGTTGTTCCCACTCGGATGAACTCTTCTTTTGCCACGCTGCCATCTGATGGCGGCTTGTGGCTGTCTTGTTGTTTGTTAGCTGACATAATCAAATGGTCTTAAGTTTGAAAAATACCAGCTACAAAAGTATAAGCATTTAATGGATAAGTTGTTACGCAAAATATAGCAGAATATAGAAAAAAGCCCCTCGGGACAAAAACTTTCAATGGCTGGGCAATGGAATCGGATTGAAAAGACGAAAAAACTCCCGAAAAGCGAATGGTTGCGTTACGCTTTTCGGGAGAAAAATCAGAGTATCTGTCGTGTTGTTGTACTGACTTGCAGATTTACTGACTGCATTACGTCAGTCCCTCATCCAAATCTACGAGAGGTATTTGGACTTGGCTATATCGGCATTGTTCAGCGAAAAGAAGATGGCGTGTTTCTCTTTTCGCAAGTACAACCTTTTCAGAATGACATTGCGTACCTGCTTCGCTCCGAATGTACCGAAGTGGAAAGCGAGGGCGATTATCGTTTCAAGGTTGTAAAACTCCATGCTACACTTGTCGGATAGGCGTATAATACGTTTTATCTCGTACTCCCTCAATGCGCCACTTTTGCAAAGAGCCTTTATCCCTGCCCGAACGGTCGGGGCGGTGACACCGAACAAATCCAACAACTCGGATTCGTTCATCCATACATCGGTTGTGTCATTTGGCAAAATAACATTGCCGAACTCGTCTATTGTGATGGTACTTCTTTCCATAGCCCTATGCCATTGTTGTGTTTCCAAAAGATTGGTTCAGTTTGTCACCGAACATCGTAAGGTCGTGGTCTATCTTCTGCGTTGTTATCTTCGCATAGAGTTGGGTCGTAACGATGTTCGTATGTCCCAACACACGGCTGACACTTTCAATCGGCATACCCTTACTCAGTGCGAGGGTGGCGAACCCATGCCTTGCACAATGGAATGAGATGTCCTTTGTGATTCCGCACTCTTTTATCATCTTTTTCAACGGCTTGCATATAGACCAATAGTTCAGATTCGGGAAAACAGACTTGTTCGTTTGGAACTTTTCGTAACGCTTGATAATCTGCATAGGGATGTCAAGCAGTTTCACTTGGAACGGGACTTTGGTCTTGTGCCGCTTGGATAATATCCACTTCTCACCGTTCACCTCCACTATATCATCAGTGGTAAGTTCCTTGACATCCACGAATGACAGTGCGGTAAAGCTGGCAAAAACAAAGATGTCACGGATGTAGGAAAGTTTGGCATCCGCAAATTCGTGTGTCATCAGTGTTTTCAGTTCTTCTTCCGTCAGATACTCACGTTCCTTTATGTTGGGACTTATATGGAACTGCGCAAATGGATTTCTCGGTATCAGTCCGTTGAAGTGTGCACGCATTACAACCCCTTTCAGCCACATGCAGTTAGTCCAGATGCTGCCGTTCTGCAATCCTCTGTCGGTGGAAAGGAATACGGCAAACTCCTTGATGAAGTCGGGAGTAAGTTCAAGCATAGACAGGTCGCTTCGCTTGTAGTTCGCCCTGATGAATGCCGCTACATGGTTTCTTGCACGAACCCTTGCCATGTAAGTCCCTTTTACACGGTCAGTACCTACACGCTTTTGAAACGTGGCGTTGTCCTTGTCAAATGCTCCGAGCAATGTTTCATACTCGCTGCCGATTCCTTGATAGGCATTGCGCACCATTTCTGCCGTAACATACGCCTCTCTGTCTGAAATGCGCTGGTAGTGCTTGATGATTTGCGCCTTTATGTTGTCTAAAGCGTGGTTGATGTCCCTCGCCTCAATGCTCTTGCCTTTGGCTCGGTTACCCTTCGCATCCCAAAGCGTTTTCGGGATGGTCTGCTTGCAACTGAACTGCGCCACAGAACCGTTGATTGTCACTCGCCCCATGATGGGGACAATACCGTTTTTCTCCTTGCTGCCGTTCACGTAGAACAGCACTTTGAATGTACTTCTTGCCATACTCGTTTTTTGTTTGCAAAGTTAAATATCAACGAGTTAAACCTTGCTACGCAAAACGGTGACAAACGGTGAAATAGCGTCCTACATGTGTTAAATCTTACATCTTCTTGGGTAATGATTTGCAAACCGTTCTCCTGCTATATTCTGCTATTTCTTGCATTTTCCGCTTTTTCGGTTTGTCCTCATCTGACACCGTAACGACATTGGTACAAAGTCATTTAGCGTCATTTCTCCAATTTCCCGAGGTTATTCCAGAGATTTTATATAATTTTGTAGGAGAGAAGTAACCTAAATCTTAAAAACTATAGAACTATGCAGACATTAGTAGACAAAAT